GGAAAGCACCATCAGGGATGCTGCCGAAAGTTTTTACGCATTCCTCCGGAGTTCCCACCCAGTCCATCTTCCTGAACCAGGCATTTGATCCCTTCAGGTCTATCTTCAGGCCGCAGTCAGCCAGGCATTTTTCAACAAAAGCCTGGCAATCCATCTGCTTGTAAGGCGTACCCAGATATTTATATCCGACCTGTGCAAACTGTTTTGCGTCGATCAAGGATCATCACCGTCCTGAGGCCACTGCCGGTGGCGCGGATCCGGAGGATGCTGCTTGCGGAGGATCTCATTGTCGTACATATTGATTGCCGCAACTCCGATGATCGTCATAATCAAACCGAAAATAACAATCCCCAGAATGATAAAAACGAGATGCATCCAATCAACTCCTTTATACAACAGCTTTTGCATGGCCAGAGCGCACATCGTCCTGAGCCGTTTCCACATAGATCATAGTTGTGGCCACATTTTCATGGCCAAGCAACTTCTGTACCTCTTCGATGGGCATTCCGTGCCTGACAGCCTGAGTGGCAGTAGTGTGCCGGAGGATGTGCGGTGTCACTGCCTTCGTGATGCCAGCACGCTCCCGAATATCACGCACGATGGACTCAATACCCGCTTTGCCTAACCGTTCGTGAGGCCGGCGGTCGCTGACAAACAGGTATTCAGAGTTTCCCTGGCGAACCGACAGATACTCCTGCAGCGCCACGTGGGCCTTGGCATTCAGGTAGCTGGTCCGGTGCTTTCTCCCCTTGCCGAACAGGTGAACCTCATCAGTCTGGAAATTAACGTCGGATAGCTTTACAATGCACATCTCACTCACGCGGCATCCGGTGGAATACATGAATTCGATCATGGCCTTTTCCCTGATCGTCTGACAGGCTTTACGGATATACTCCAGCTCGATCTGTGACAGACTTTGACGCTGCTTTTTCTCACACTTGATCGGTTTGATCGTGATTGCCGGGTCCTTATCCAGATATCCCTCGGCTGCACACCAGTGAAACAGTGCACATACTTCACTGCGGAGTTTATCCAGGGAAGCACTGCAGATCCCGCGATCCTGCTGATACTGGTACAGGAAAACGCGGATATCCTGAGGTTCGATCTTGTCGAGCGGTTTCTTAACGTACCTGCAGAAAGCTTTAAGATGGGTCAGACGGTTGTTCAGGCTTTCCTTTGACTGTCCCTCGACTGTTTTGGTTGCTATGTACATTTTGATTAGTTCAGGCACTTCACCGGCAGGCACAGTGAGTGCCAGCTCGGCCTGCTTGATCTCATATGGAGCTGCACATACATCCAGGCAGGAAATAATTTTCTGCATCTGCTCCACTGTGAGTCCTGGTGCATTCTCTGCAAGCATGGCCACAAAGGAATTTTTCAGCATTTCATACTCATTCATTGTTTTCGCTCCCTTCCGATACAGTGTGTATCGGTGTGTATTGTAACACATTTGAGAGTATGATACAATACTTCAACGCACTGAAAGGAGGAAAGCAAAATGCCGAGATCAACAAAACCAGAAGGAACCAAAAGCATCCGGATCAATATCACATTGCCTCCGGAGCTGGATCAGCAGCTGAGAGAGTATGCCGTGCGAGAGGATCGCTCTGTTTCCTGGATTATTCAGAGAGCGCTCAGAGCTTGGCTGGATCAGAATCAATAAAGAGAAATGGGAGGACTAAATCCTCCCATTTTTGTATGATCCGGTAGGTTGGTTATAGCAGAATAGTGTTTAACAATCTTTTCAGAAAGTGAATTTCGTTAAAGTGTTATTTAATTCAAATGCACATCTTCAGGATGATTCCATTCACTGTATGCCATGTCAAGTCTACGATATGGTTGCGTTTTCATCTCACACTTAGGACATTCGATAACAAACATCTCATATGCGGTTCCGGGATACGTTACTACTTTGATCTTTGGTCTTGTGCCACAACATTCCCGAAGCATGTTTGCCATACAATCACAGCCTTCGTTATATCTATTTTCAGATTGTGACTTAAAGTGTTAATTAAATCGCTCTGGATAACGCATATCTTTAAGTTACAGCGTTTTCATCCACGCTTCAATTTTGTCAACGTAGAACAATTTATAGCCTTCTTCTGTCGGGTGCCAACCGTCAGAATTGCTTGTATAAGGTCTTAACGCTGACAGGTTGTAGAGTTCCGCAGTTTTCTCCGAAAGATCAAGATAGGGAATGCCCCACTTGCGCAAGCATTCTTTCATGGCAGGACGAAATTCCGTATTCCAACGATGCGACCAATTATAGCAATTATGAGGGAATAAAAATCCGTATTTTTTGCCCACGAATGTAGTCTGCAATGTTTTGCAGATTGTTTCCATTGCACCGTAAAGTGTGGACGTATCAAGTGTTGCTGTATATCCGGTAGATAGTGCGCCGAGTTGCACTCCAACGTCTAAAGCCGCATCATTTACACCGCCCTCAACAATATAATAATCATAATCTGTCGGCATATTTGCAACTTTATTACAAATCCACCCACGGTTTACACCGTCAACGGTTGTGCCTGTTGCAAGTGTCGCTCCAGTCTGGCCGGAATTGCTGATGGTCATGCTGTTTTTTTCGCCGATGATTTTTGCGTAACCGCCTGCTGCTCCGGCTCCATAGCATATACTATCCCCCGTAAATGCAGCTTTTTTCCCATATAATATATTTACCTGTGCATTATTTGGCAAAGGAAGTTTATCCGGTAACGCACTTTCTTTAATAACATAATATGGATCAAAATATGCCGAATAGTCCGGGAGGGTTGATCCTTCTGCGATAATCATATCATCTATCCCAGTTGATTTAAACATTACACAGAAGTATTCCCAATCCGCAACAGCCTCAAGCGAAAAATCATAATATCCACAGGTCGAATTAACGACTATTGCATTGACATATTGAGGGGATGACTGTACCAAGTTCCCCTCTGCATCACATCGTCTGATGATCTTATTGGCTGTTTCGCCGTAAAAACCTGTGTAAAACTTGTAGCAATAAGTCTTTGTGTGGTCAATTTTTATTGGATGTGATACACTACTTCCATTTAATGCGACATAATCTCCGTTTGCTGTAAAACGGTATCCAGTGCGAATTAGTGAGCTGTTTTTGTTAAAAAGATTAACAGGTTCATTAAATTCGCTAATTGCATCTTGATACGTCACAAAAGCGCTCTTTACATCAACAATCTCGTCAGAAAGTGAACTAATGAGGCCCAGTTTCTGAGCCACCGTTGTGGCAAGTTTGGCCTCAGTGATGGATCCATCCTGCACCGTGGTGGTGGCCTCAGGATGTGCGTCGAGCCATTCCTCGACCTTTGCCTCAATGACAGCCGGATCCGCTTTCGGTGCCAGGGTCTTAATGAGAGCAACGATTTCAGTATCAAGCATTAGATCCACCTGCCTCAATCCACTGCGCGCCTACTTCGTCATAAAAATAAGCCTTGCCAGTGTCCACTTCAATGTACGTGCTGCCAGTGGCAATCTTGCCACCGGTAGGCTTCGTTTCGGTGCTGCGTCCTGCTACGCAGATTACGTAAGCATCTTCAACTGTGGTGCCTTCCAGAGTCATGGGGAACGACTGGGAAATGATTCTAGCCATGTGTATCCTTCCTTTCTTATGTCATCGGGGACCGTCCCCGGGAGGATCAGTTGAGCAGCGCCAGAAGCGCCTGAAGCTGGGCAGCAGTGATCGTTACGTCACCCAGTGAAAGTGAGCCAGCGAACCAGGCATTGCCACTCCAGTCGAGAGTGTGAATGTTTTTACGGTTCGTCGCACTCATTCCGGCACCAACGACATGCGCGTATGTATCTGCCGTATCGATCTCGTTGTATTTGCCCTGCACATGCTGATTGTTGCTTGCAGCCACGGTTCCGTTCCCTTCAGCGTGGGAGTAATTGGAACGGGCTTCCGTGGTATACCCTTCAGCATGCGATCCATTGCCTGCGGCCTTCGTCCGGATGCCCTCGCTATGCGCAGCAGTCATTGTTGCTTTAGTATTATCGCCCTCAGCGTGCGAATACACCTGTGTGGCAAGTGAATTCCCTTCAGCGTGTGTATAAGATCCAAGTGCAGCCCCGCGATACGTCACAACCGCTTTTGCATTTGTAAGTAACGCATGTATGCTACTGCTAAACCAAATGGTTTTGCCGGAACTATTAATGCTCGTGATCTGTTTATATGTCACAGTCCCGTCAGGCATATAAATTACAAGATAGGCATCCGATGCATCACCGTCTGCAAGCGGAGTGTCAACAGTATCCTCGTATGCAACATATCTCTGACTGCTAGTTGCTGACGAAACAGTGATCCTGCGATAGAAATAGTTCCAGCCCTCAGCGTGACATGAGTCACCTCCAGCAATTGTGCCTGTTCCTTCGGCATGACTGCCGTCCCCGAATGCCGTTGTATTTTTCCCTGTCGCTGTTGCGCCAAGACCGCACGCAGTCTGCACGCCGTTGGAATACGATTTAGTCTGTGCGGATCCGTCTCCGGCGCCTGATTCAAATGGAGAACTTCCACCTGTGGGATTCTCCCAAGTCTGTCCACCATTGCCGTCGCTGGTCAGCACCTGCCCCTGTGTACCGGGTGTGGCCGGAGCGTCCAGCTTATTGTCGACTTCCTGAACCAGTTCGGTGTAGTCCTCCGGGATTGTTTCTGCCACCTCGTTGATCCTGTTAATCAGATCCTCAACGGACGGGATCACGGTACCAGGATCGATCGTGCTGTCGGAGGATGTCCGCGCCACTTTGGCCATGAAATAACCGATGCAGGTGGTGGCTCCGTCGATGGTGCAGTTGATCGTCAACGATGCCGCACCTGGCATGGCATAACATGCAGCCGGGAGGATCACCGTTGCCACATTGCCGGCAGCCGTGCCCTCAATCGGTACCGTCACATCATCAGCACGGAGAAAATCCGCCGTGATGCCGCTCATGGGCACGGGAGTGGATCCATCCATAACGGTTACGTTAAACACATGAGCCTGCTGATTTTTGCGGACCAGCGGACCACCGAGATTGTAACGTCTCAGCGGCTTGCTCAGGTCCGTGACGATGGACACTGTATAGTTAGCCATCAGATTCCTCCTTTGCTTCGACAGGTTCGATCTCTACCTGAGGCTCAGCCTCTTTATGGATGAATTCTTTTACCTTGGCCAGAAGGTTCATGGCGTTTGCGAGCGCCACCACGTTTGCATGGCCTTTCACTTCGATTCCATCCAGCATGTTCATAACCATTGCAATTGCCTGTTCTGCCGATACATTACGAGCTTTTTCCATATTCGTCTCTCCTTATGATGCAACTGTTTTGAAGCAATAGGTTTTTGTGATCCCTTTAACTGTTACCTTAAACCGATACCATGATCCGTTGGCATTGACGGTCCTGCCGGACAATGCAAACGTCCGGACATCTGCATTGGGCTGTGAACTCACGCCCCATGCACTGCTGTCATCGCTGACGGTAATATCATTTTTAGTGACTGAAGAACCGGAAGATCCGGCTGCCTCGCCATCGTCGTATCCGTCAGAATATCCCTTGTTATACACCCATCGTCCGCTGATGGTGCCGCGCATGCGGCTCGACCAGCTTGTGGTGCCCTCCGGAGCCGTCCGCCAGAAAACATATTTCTGGTAATTCGGAGCGGATCCGAACCAGCCATCCTGGCCGTTCCCGGAGTTGTAATCGAGCAGCAACTGGTTCTCTATGGCCTTCTGCTTGCCGTTCGTGATGTTTGCGTACATCGTGCGAGTGATGGTGATGTGCGTGTCGCCGGAGAATGTAAATGAACCGAAATCCACATCACGCGCTCCAGTGTCGTACACTGATTGACCATTGATCACAGTGGAGTTGTCGATCACGTTTCCATCCGCACTGACAGATATGGTTTTCTTCCAGTCGCTTGTCCATGCACCCTGAGCGATCGTGATGGTGGTTGTGGCCTGTGAGCTGTTCTTGTTGTTGACTGCTGTGTAGGTTTTACCGCTCCACGAGCCAGTGACAACAACGTCAGATGATCCGCCGCCATCGGCCAGCCCCTGCTGGTAAGGAATATTGCCCAGCACCAAGAATCGCGCACGGTGGCCACCACCGGCATCTGCATATACTGTGCATGACCCTGGATTGCCGGAGGACACACCCTCCCAGCCGTTCGGACTGACTGCGGAGACTGTTATCGTGCGATTCTCCCCCGTGCCGGATGTCACAGTATATTTAGGTGCGTACGTGTCATTAGGATCCAATTTTGACCAGGCCCCTGTGAGTGCACCTGCTGCCGACACACCGGCCCGGTAGATCTGTGTATCGGCTACACTAAAAGATAGGTCGCCAGTGCCGAGAAACATCGGCTCTTCGTATTCAACGCCGTCAATAATGAACGAGCACCAGCTGACATCCGATGCCTGGTATGAGAAATATCCACCGACATCGATCTTGTTGTTGACATAAATTTCTTCGTTCTGGATCAGGTTGGCTATTGTTTCGCCATCCAGCTCGATCATGTTTGCCTTGATCTTCACGGCCGTCTGGCTGGACTGTGAATTGATTTTGCCGACCATGATGCCGGCAGTCAGGTTGCCCTGATCGTATAGTCCAAGTTCTGATCCATTTCTCGTGATGGTCAGCGCTGAGCCTTCCTTGACCTGCAGGTGAGTCACGCCCTGACCGTCTGTGTAGACGTTGTACGCACCACACACCGCCCAGACCGAATCGCGATTGACCCAGATATCCGCGTTGTCGAACTCTTCCAGGTGTTCCTCTTGCTCATGCAAGTCGCAATCCTTCGACGTGTTGCTCTTCTTCCCGGTGTGGCCACTCTTGGTCAGTTCATACAGTACCGACTGGATGGTCCTCAGCTCGTTGGCCAGTGTCACCTGCACCTGTTCCTCAGAGATGATGCAGTCTCGCCATGCCAGTTCAACGATGCGCTCAGTGACGGTCGTGTTATATTCCGGGAGCGGAACCCGGCAGAGTCTGCCGATTGCGAGTGCGTCCAGACTCTCGCCTGTTGCAGCACTCAGCTCAAGCCCTCCGATCGAAACGGAGATGGCCGGTTCAGAGTTCCGATCTAGCTCAGCCTGTGCCCATGCCTTGAGCAATGTGGCGGAGTCGATGGAGCTGTCGGTGAGCGTCTTGGAGATTACGCCCCAGGTCGAGACGTTCTTCTCCAGATAGTCTGTGCCACCATTGACGGAGCCGATGTGCAGATCCTTTTTGCCAGTGGGATAAACTCTGGTAAACATATTGGAGCGATCCACCGTCACAGACATGCTCTCAATGTTTCGATTCTGTCTCATCTCCATGGTGGTCGCTGTCGGCCATGCCTTCAACGAAACTTTCCACGGGAGCGATGTCTGGTCGAATTCCCACTGACATTTTGGAATGGAGCTTGCGACGGAATCCAATGCCGTGTAGATATCCTGATACTGGAACTTCCAGCCCTGCGATTCACTGGCAAAATCGTTCTGGTAGAGCGTCCAAAGCGTTTCCGTCTGCCGTCCGAGCAGATAATTGATTGCCGTTGTAGAGCTGATCGATGTTGTGCCCGTGCCGCCGATGGTCTCCGGTGTAATATCCCCGAATGCGACCATCTCCTGCAGCAGCCCGAACGTGTGCTCCAGCGTGATAGAGCTGGTCAGCTTAACATAGTCGGTTTTGATGCTCTTGACATAGAACACGCCGCTCTGGTGGCCCATGGGCGCCGTGATCAGCACCCAGTCACCGAGAGCGAGAGCCGGATCCGCGTCTAGAGCCAGCGTCATGCTGCATGAGCTGAGGCCGTTAACCCGCCAATTCAGCCCCATGCTGATCGGTTTGATCTGTCCGGCCGGAGTCATCGTGTGCCCGGAGAGTTTAACGGGATAGATCATCACTCCCACCTCCCAAAGCAGCTGAGCGTCCAGTCCAGCGCAACACTCGCCACGGTCCGCACATCGTTCTCGCCGGCTGTCAGCCAGATGTCATCCACGCTGTCCACCGTACGCTTGGCAAGTACGGACCTATACTCATCATTCGCATTTTTGATCCTGATTCGCTGGATATCATCGTCGGTGTAATCCAGGATCAGCGTTTCTCCGTTTGCCAGCCCAAGGCTGTTCAGCTTGATCTGTTTGCCATGTGCGCTCAGTGTCACGGATGCACACGCTGATCCGCTGTTATTCACGGCAGCCACTCTCAGCTTGCCACCGGCATTGCCAGTCACAGTCAGCTGGGAGATCGCGCTTGCTGTGCTCACTGTGGTCTGATCCGCGACCGTGCTGATCCACTGTGGGATGTCGTATGCACGAAATGTCATCGTCATGGGATTGCCCCACTGAGAGACATTGGCGAGTGCCGGAAGCGCCGTGCAAACCACGCGCAACTCCATGCCAGGTCGATAATTCAGAGTCAGCTTGCCACCAGCAGAGGCCCATGCACATACCTTGTCATAGATCGCCCGGCGTGCTGCGAGAGTGCCTTGTTTTTTGATTGCGAAGCTGATCACAACGTCCCTGTACCGTTTTTCCATCGTCATGTACCGCTGACCGATCAGGCCAGCACGGTTCACGACATTTGGATTCATGTTCGGTGCCTGCTCATCTACGCCCTGGATAATGATCGAATCGTCCAGGCTGTGGAGCAGAACACCATTCAGCCCCACCTGCATTTTCGTGATCATTTAAGCACCTACCAATCTCATGAGGCTCTTTGCCATGTGTTCGGAAACATTCCGCTGCACCGTCTCGCCATCAACATTGACGTTAACGGTGATCTGGTTCTGCGTTTTCAGCTCAACTGGTTTATTGTTTGAACTCATTATCTGCTGGAAGAGCGATGCCGGCAGGAACTCTACAGCAGGATCAGCGTTGTACTTCTCTGTGATTTTGTTCAGCAGATTCTGCAGGACACTTGTGTCATCCTCGAACACGCTCCGGAGCTGTTCAAACTCATCTGAAGTGTCGGAATCTGTGCGCATTGCGTCCCAGTAATTCTGGGCGGCCATGATCTGATCGTAGCTGAACTGGTACGGAGTAGGCTGAGACTTTGTGGGTGTTTCTTCCTCTTCCTGAGGTGTGTACCGATGATACGGGAATGGATCGCCGGCAGCCATCGCCGCATTCTGAAGCCCCTGCAGGTATTCCTGTAGGCCCATACCACGCTTCCCAGCCTCCGCCAACGCCTTGACATACTCGTCAGCGAACGCCAGACCAGCCGCGTGCGCTTGCTCTGTAAGCTGTTCCTGTTGCTTGATCTGATCGTCCGTCAGAGTGCTGCTGTCAGCCGTACTGGGCGTGATCAGTGTCAGCAGTCCAGCCAACCACGGCACGGTGGCCATCAGAGCCGCACCGAATCCGGTACCCATGGCCGTTCCCATCGCTCCGGCACCCATGGCACCAGCTGCAGACTGGCCGAAGATTTTGCCAAGCATTGTCACCTGAGTAATGCCGATACCCAGCTGACTGAGAGTGTCAAACCATCCGCCGGCACCCTGACCAGTCGTCGCTTCCAGAACCTTATTACCGAGCATCAGCGGTAGCATTCTGTTCAGCCAGGTCACGATCGTGTCGCTGTTCTTGGAGATCCACTCGAACACTCCGCTGAGTCCTGCCAACAGGTCGCCGATGGATTTAAGCACCGGATTAGTGCTGCTCTGGAGCGCTGTGGCCAAAGAGTCCATCACACTGGACAGATCGCCCAGGCTTTTGCTCAGGTTAGTGACGAGCGTGTTGAGATGCTCTTCCATAGTCAGCACGATCTCGGCCTTGTTGTCGCTGTTCAACAGTTTGCCGATATCTCTGAGGATGTTCAGTGCGTCCTCGGAGAGCTGATCCATATTGAGCACTTCCGACAGCTTGGCACCCACGTTCGTCCGGATCGCATCCCACATGCCCTGGATTTCTGTGATCTTGTGGGCGACCTCATCGAGTGCTTCGATCTCAGGCGATGTCAGCTCCATGCCGGTGCCCTTGATGTCTGTCAGATATCTGCTCTTGAGTTCATTCCAGTTGTCAGCGACATTCGTCATGCCGGCGCCTTTTTTGTCGCCAAACAGCTGAGCAGTCAGCAGATCACGCTCTTTGCCATGGCGCTCGGCCAGAGCGTCCATGACGGCCGTGAAGAAATCGAAATGGCTATCAAAACTTGACTCTTTCAATCCCAAACTTTTGAGAGCCTTCATCGTTTCCTTGTTTTTATTGTGAGAGTTTGCGATCAGTTTCTGAATGCCACCAGTGATCTCGCCAGGATCCACGCCCTGCAGCTGGGCACCACGCATGACCATCTCAATGTCTTCCAGGTTGCCGCCCCACATCGTCTGGATGTCCTTCCAGTCGCCGGCAGCAGCCCATGCCTCGCCCATGAGCGCATACATCTCATCGACCATGGCCTTCATGGTGTCGACGGTGGATGTAAAAATCCCTGAGAGCGTGTTTCCTACGCCGCCAGCAATGGATCCGATGCTTTTCAGACAGTCATTGATGGATATCACGCCCTGAGCCGCTTCGCCGGAGCTGTCGGAAACATCCCTCATGGAGTCGCCGAACTTATGCATGGCATCCTGAGCCGTCTGCATCTGGTTCTGCATGTTGGCCAGCTGCTCGCGTGCCTTGTTCAGCTTCTCAGCCCATTTATCCTGGACCTCCTGATTGTCAGAGTATTCCTTTTTACTGTCGGCCAGCGCCTTCTTCAGAGTTTCGACGATCCTCTTCTGCTGCTCGATCTGTTTCTTAAGACTCTCAGCCTTCTTGCCGGCTTTATCCTGAACTGTGGCGTTTTTGCCCAGCTCGGCAGTCTCGGCTTTCAGTTCGGAGCGGAGAACACGCAGAGAGCGATAGGCATCATTCAGCGCTTTTTTGTACTCTTGCTCTCCGTCCAGCTGCAGTCTGGATTTGATATCGGCCATTATCTCACGCTCCTCCTAACAGTTTTCCGGCCAGCCTCGGTGCGGCCAGCGCCACATCATATTTGCTCCGCCAGACGAAGCAATCCATGATAAAACCGGGAAACATGTGACGCATTTCCGTATAGCTCAGGCCAGCAATCAGACCCTTGCTATAGATCTCTCTGCTTGTCAGCAGTTTCCCGTCCTTCAGTTTTTTGATTTTTCCTCAGATTTGAGTTCCTTCAGATAGTCATCATGGATCTCCGCATCCTCATCCTCTGCCGTCTGAAGGCGGTTACCATCGTTGAATGCCGCGATGATTGCCTTCATGATCACGCTGACTCTGCCCGGACTCGTGTGCTTGCCAAACAGCAGAACATCCGCCGGCTTGACGATCTCCGGGATGCCCTGGAAATCATTGGCCGCTGTCGCCATCGCACAGAAGATCGCTGTGATGGTCTCTTTGCTTTCCTTGGTGCCGTGCATCTTGCTGAAAGCCTCGCGAGCGTCTCCATATTTCTCTTCCAGCCATTCCGCGACGCTCATATCGTAACGGAGTGTATAGGTTTTACCTTTGATTGTGATACTGGTCATATACTTGTCTCCCTTCGATAAAAAGGAGCGGCAGGATCCGACCCTACCGCCCCGTGTGTTGTTACTGGATGCCGGCCTTGCCCTTCACCCATGCGATTGCATCAGCCTCAACCGTGAACTCCGCAAAGATACGGAAACGGTTCTTCAAGTCAGCTGCAGGACGGACAGCCAGGATGTGCGCATCCATCTCAGGCGCCTGATAGTCCGTGTTCTCTCCGCGAGTGGTGGCATTTTCGTTCATGCTGCACTGCACCTTGAAATACCAGAACGCAGTGTAAACAGGATTGCCGTCACCAGAGTCCTTGCGGACAAATCCCATGCCCACATACGGAGCAGGCTCGTCCTCGGTAGCGTACTCCTGAGGATCGTTATTGGAAGGCGTGCCAAACTCCTTCTCACCCAGAAGCATCTTGCGTGCGTCCAGATTGAGATAGGTCGTGCCTACAGTCAGGTCGCCGGATGAAATCGTGTTGTCATGCTCCACTTCCACGTCATCACCGTAGAGAGCAGCGCTGCCACGATTCCAGGTCAGGTTGGCACTCATGAGATGGCCGGCCTTCATGCCAGGATCATAGGTGGGCAGCTGCCCATCCACCTCAGTCTTGAGTGGAGCAACAGCAAGATATTTCAGTCCAATTACTGCCATATAATCATTCCTTTCCGGACGTGTACCTATCGACGACTGCCTGCATGGCCGTATTGCATTTCAGCTCGGCCTCTGCATCAATTTCGTCGACAAAGCGATCGCCCACAATTCTTCCTCTGCCCTCGCGCCCATAGTTAATAACTGCCGCTTTTGTGGAGTTACGGACGCGGTGGCTGTCAGTGCCCATCGGATATACCTCAATGGTTGCACTGGTTGCACTGATTTTTGGTGCAGTTTTGTTCACGCTGTCCAGCATGTCACCTGTTACAACGTGGTATTTTTCTTCGATCTTGTCTTTCCACAATTCGACCAGGACATCTGCACCGGCATTCAATGCCTCTGCCATAACCTTCTCACGCAGATCAGTGGCAAGCTGTCGAATCTGTTTTGCTAGTTCGTCAGCAGAACTAATTACGAGTTGCTTTGCCATTGAGATACACGTCCATGTCAAAACGCCAGGTCCAGCGCGTGAGCCGCTGGACTGTGAGATAGGATGTCCCCATCAGCTGGAACCCGATGTCCTGCGTTTTGAGGATGTCCTGCACCGCTTTCGCTGTGCCGTCGTTCCCGTCATGCACATACAGAACCACATTGCCGCGGATGTTTTGCTCGACAAGACCGTCGTCACCCCAAAGGGAAACAGGCGCACCTGTCAGTTCTACGACGCCGTAATCCTTGCCGTCCAGATTGTTTCCTTCGTCGTACCACACATCGCGTGCAAACGGTACGCCGGAGGCACAGAGTGCATCAATCAGGTTGTCGATGGTGTTGTTTGTAAGCTCCATCTCATCCATTGATATCACTCCTCTGCACAGTCAATTCGATGCCGCCATCCTTCGTCATGAACGAGCGGAGGATCCTGTACTCGCGATCATGGAATCTCAGCTTAAGCTCGTCGTCATACTCGCGCATGTCGGCCAGTTTAAGCACCAGGGACGGCTGCAGACCCACATTGGACGCTGCGTAATACTCAGCACGCGTCACACTCTGTACAGTGCAGTACACCATGCGCTCAGAACTGTCAGGCTTGTCGTGGATGCCGTGCGCCTTCGGTGAATCCGTGATCAGGTAGCACACATCAGCCAGAAACATCGGCATCACCCCAGTTCGTGTACCCTGTCGCCGTCTGCAGCTGGGCCTTCTGCTCGTCATAGGACGCTTTCAGATTATCGTAATCGTCAGGCGAACCGAAATGCAGGCGGCAGTATGTGATTACTGCACGCCTGATCAGTTCATCAGAATCTGTAATGGTTACACCGGCAATGCCGAGATCGAGCAAAGCGGCATTGATCAGAGAATTGAATTCCTCATCATATGCGTCTGTTGTGATCCGCATCGCCAGTTTTACGCGATCCAGCATTGCCGGTCACCTTCCTTAGGAATTAGCCTGGGTGATTTTCTGCATGCCGTGCCAGACAGCGAGATCAGCACCGGCAGTCTGCAGACCGCGGATGCCCAGCATGTTCCTCTTGAAATAATCGCCGCCGTCATCGGTGCTGACTTCGTAGTTGTCCCACATGAGCATCTTGATCGTGCGCGGATTGCCGTAGAGCTGAGTGCCGGCGGTCAGAGCAGCACAAATGGAGAAGGGCACGAGCATCGCGCCGTCCTTGATGGTGCCGTTGTTCGCGTCGGTGAACTCGATCTCGAACACGGCCTTTTTCTCGTTGGTGCCACGGATAGCACCGAGAGTCTGCAGGTCGGCCTTGTTGATGTAGAGCTTCGCATTGCCAGCGACGGACTCATCAGCGTCATAGCCCAGAACGAGCTTGCGGATGTAGGTAGCATCCAGAGCCATGCCGGCCACGGTTTCGATCAGGGTGCTGGCCAGAACTTTGGTAACGATCTTGTTGCGAGCCTCGCGGCGCAGAGCAAGATAGGCATTGTTCTGGATGGACTGCTGATAATTCACGGGAGTCATTTTCTTGACCTGGTTGCTGATTTCATCCAGGATGCCCCATGCCTCAGGACCGATCGTGACCTTGTCGAAAGTACCGGCAGTACCACCGATAGCAGAACCCTCAGTCACAGCTGCAGCGGCAGCGTCGGTCTTGCGATACGGGAATTCCCAGGTGCCGGTGCCGGTGGCATCGATCACATCGACATCATCGACGATGGAGCTTACCACAGCAGGCAGTTCACCGATCTCATTGGCAACAGCCTTGGGCAGAGCCAGCTTGCCGGAAGAAACCAGCACGGAGCGGTTTTCCACGAACATCGGGATGCTCATGCTGTTGTGCGCGACGAATTCGGCTGCACGAGTCTCACGGGGAGAAACGGCAGGAGCAGCTGCACGGGCCTGAGCCTGGTCAGCCAGGTTGGCGACGGGAGTGCCGGCACCATTGGCGACGGCAGAACGGTTCTCAGCGGCAGTGTCTTCGACAGCGTCGATCAGAGCCAGCTGAGACTTGAGGGAACGGACTTCCTCGGTCAGAGCCGCGATGTCCATATCCTCGGTGGGATTTGCGATCATGCTGCGGATTTCCGCAAGACGTGCATTAATCTGTTCACGATTCATAATTCATACCTCCAAAATCAGTTTGAGAAGTGCAATCTGCTTATTCCGCTGCTCCGTTGCGAACGCTTTTTTCGCACTCTCCAGTGCGGCCCCGGCACTCTCCAGTGTTCGGGACTCATCGCGTGCATCAATGGACGTTGCGTCATATGCAGGCCATGTCACAGCCGACACCTCAATGACGCGGCTGATGGCAGTTATGTGACGGATAGGATGGTCGGTGTCGAGCCGCTCCCATTTCTGTCCGCTCACGATGAACGCGAAAGACATACCGGTAATGTCTCCGCGGTCAACAGCAGAGAAGAGTTCGGATGCAGTTGCATTCCGTGCGGTGTCGAGGTCTGTTCTGATATCCATGCCCTCATCGCCCACGGTGAACTGCAGTGTGCTGTTTTCATTGTTGTTCCGGCTCCGTGCCAGAGGGATCATCATGTCGTCATGATTGACGAACAGACAGATGTCAGTCAGATCGGCACCATCCAGCGCGCCACGGTCGATATACTCGGTGTAATCGCCGAAGTAGGTGTGGATCTCTGTGGGTGTGTCATATACAATCGGCCGGCCGGTGATGTGATCGCCGTGCGCTTCGTTGTTTTCGGCTCGCATAGCGAAATTAAAAACACGCGTTTCGCGCGTGCCTTCAGCCGGGATCAGTTTGTTTTTCCTGCTCATTAGGATCCTCCTCTCCAAGGAAGTGATACTCGCCGCGGATCGGGATCCTCTGTCCCAGTCCATCAGGGAGCGGCTCCCAGTCCAGCAGTGCTCTGCCTTCATCGATCAGCATCATGCCACGGTCGCCCATCTGCTGGATCAGGGCAATTTTCTCAGTCGTGCGGAGCCATTTCAGACGGTTGGCAGTGGCATCCACACAGGATCCCTGTGCCTGCTCTCGCTCGCTGAAAAGCATCTGTGTGGCGACTTCCTCGAACTGTTTGCAGTCCGGATCGATCGCACCGGAATAAAATGCATCCAGATCGTCGCCGGTTGCTTCGTTCTGGATGATTTTTAGATTCACGCCGTAAAAGTTGAAAACGTTGGTCTGAATTTGTTTCTGAGTCTCAGCGTCCACCACATATGACTTCGACTCCACCTGTCGGATGTCATTGTAAGTGTTTGGAAACAGAAGCAAGCCGCCACCGTCCGACTTGAGGTTGAATTCCGTAAACCTCTTGCGCTCTTTAGCCAGGTCTTCCGGCTTCGCGAAGTTCGACAGCCGCGCCATAAAGCGGAATGTATTAGAGTTTTTGATCGCCTCACTGATGCCCTGATGCTGCAGGTTGATCAGATCCATCGTGTCGGACAGTGCCGTGTTTTTCTCGCCCAGGTAGTCATCCTTGTACTGGTGGCGCACCAATATGCCGCATTTATTGAACTCGATTGCAGCTTTCTGGCCATTGCTGAACGTATACCGGAGATATAATTCCCCGGAATACTGCACAAACTCGCACCGGCTCGGCAGGATCGTATATATGCCGGTCGTGTCGTGCGTGATGTCGTCGATCACCGGCACCAGAAAGCAAGTATTCTGCATGCACAAGATTGTCTCCATCCTGTACAAAAACTTACTCCACGTCTGCCAGCTGTTCGGAGAGAGCCGCAGTTTTGTCTGCAGCTTCGGTCGCGCAGTGCCGCGGATCTTAACATTCAGCATGCTCATGTGCCGCGCTCTGGCATCCACTGCAGCCCTCACCAGATCGCTCTCATACAACTCACCGCTCCAGTCCTGAAAAACCGGAGTGTACGCGGTGAGCGACTGCCAGTAACCTTCATCCTTTCCTTTCGGTTTCGGCAGCCTTCCGAAAAGTTTATCAAAAAGTCCCATCGTATCACCCCACATTCTTCAGCTGTTCGCCCAGTTCGTCATGGAAGCATGCCCTCATGCACATTGCGTCCAGGATCGCCGCCATGCCGTCAATATGGCATTTGCGGTTGAGCTTAATAAGTTTTTTTCGGTCGTTCTCACTGTTGACTTTAATGGCAGAGTCAAGGCAGTGAATCTTCAACAGGTCATTGTCGCCGATGTGGATGGATCCATCGTCGAAACGTCCCTGTGTTTCGTTAATAATGCCGGTCAGGTTCTCACCTTGCCGGACATCGCTCATTTTGAAACCGTATGCTTCCATTTCCTGCACGAGATACTGTGCGGAGTACCGGTCGTATCCAATCGCAAGCGGATAGATTTCGTATTTCTCGATCAAATCCACAAACCACTGGAAGCAATCATGGTAGTCTACGTAGTTCTCGCCGGATGGAGTCAGCAGGCCGCGCTGCATGTAAATGTCATACGGCACACCATCGCGAGCAATCGCATCTTTGATCCTGGCTCTCGGGAGATTGAAGTGGTAGATGGCATAGAGCTGTCCGTCCTTCTCCACGATGATGCCGTAGGCCGTAAGGTCTGTCGTCTGAGACAAGTCGATGCCGCCGACACAGTAGCATCCACGGAACTGCTCCAGCGTCAGAGGATCACCGGTGCATTTGATCACGCTCTGGCTGTTGAGCCATGCCTGAGTCGAATTCTGTTTGATGTTGCAGTACTTCGTCAGGAATTCGATCTTCTTGCTCAGAGACTGATATGCCGTGTTGATCTGGTCCAGCATGAAGTCCACAGAGACGCTCACACCCATGCCCGGAAGAGACTTCCGCAGCTCGTTGATGTCGTCCCACTTAGCCGGATCATCGATCATATACAAGAGCGGCAGCAGGCGTGTCTCGCGGCTGTCGTCGTTGAGGAAGGCCGTACCACGCGCAACCAACTCATCGTAGATGCCGTCGTTCTCATAGCCGGAGGAAGAGATCATCATGCTGATCGGCTGCTCGCGTGCGCCGGTACCAGACACCATGACTTCCCACTGTTTCAGACCGCGCTCACCCGGCCAGCTGCTGCCCTCGTCGGCTGTAGTCATGTGCGGATTGTAACCGTCAGCCTTTTTCTCGTTGAAGGCAATTTTCTTAATAACGCTGTTGGTCTTCTGGATGTACAGGTCGTTTTTCCTGTGCTTCATCAACTTAGCCAGGGCCGGTTCATGCTCGACATTGAACTGGAAGGCAGAATAGACCAGGTCAGCCTGGTCAAGTTTGGGAGCGACGCAGTACAGTTCCGCGCCATACTCGCCATCCGCAAAGACCATATATGTCATGATCGCGGCGGCCAGTAAGGTTTTGCCACACTTACGGCCAACGACCAGCACGACCTCGCGGAAATGCCTGCAGCCATTCTGATCCACGATACCGAACAGGCATGAGATGAAAGCTTTCTGCCAGAGATCCAGCACGATGTGACCCGGTGCCAGTTTGCCTTTGTTATGATGGCAAAAACGTTCAATAAAGGTTATGGCGTTGTTCGCCTTTTTCTGATCAAAAAGGTAGGTGCCATCCTCAATGCCGCGGACGATCTTCCGGTACAGTTTCCGCACCCATTTGCCCACAACAATGGAGCCATTCTGGATTCCCTGGTAATATGCGAGGATGTAGTTATCCACGGTTGAGGAACTCCGTCAGTTCGTCCTCTTCCTGATCCGGTGGGCACAGATCATTCAATTGTTTGATGATGGACTGATAGTTTTTGTCCGTCGCTGTGAAAAGTCTGGCTGCCGGACGCTCGCGCTCATACGGATCCGTGCGCTCAGACTGCGTGAACATTTCCGTTTCGCCGTTTTCCTGGATGTCAGCCCACAGCTGATCGAGCCGGACGCGGAGGCGAGCCGCCTGCACGATCAGGCCGTCACACACTTCCATCTGATTTTTCGGGAGCGCGTTGTAAATCTTCCTAAGTCTTTTTATTTCAGATTCTTCCGTAACCTTCTTCATGCAACTCACCTCAATTCCGGTTTAGGCAGGGGTCTATGAACCCCGGAGAGCGGCAGAGTGCTGGATTTCCGCCAAGGGTGGTACCCCCTCCTCTTATGGCCTTGACCCAAGGGGGGTGTCTGGCTTCACGATCACCTCGCCGTTCTCTCCAATGCGCCATCGCTTGCTGTTCTTGCGCGGTTTCACTGGGAACGAATGCGGATGCTCTGCTGCATGACAATCCTGACAGAGCGTTTCAAGATTGTCCCAGTTCAGAGTGATGCTAGGATCGTCAATGTTGTCCGGTGTCAGCTTTATCTTGTGATGAACCTGCAGCGGATTCTCTTTGGATCCTGCATTGATAATACCGCGTGCCAAGCAACGCTCGCACAACTTGCCTCTGCTCTTTCTGAATGCGTCTCTGCATGACTTCCATGCAGGCGAACCATAAAAACGAGAAGCAAAGCTGGACATTTGTATCACCACATAAAAAGAGCGGTGTGAGCCAATCACCGCCCAAAGAGATGAAAGAGCGAAGGCCGGCTCCTCACCGACCTCCGGACATAACCCGGGAGAGAGACGAACCCGGTTCGAGGTCTATCCGCATACCTCGACACTAACAGTATACTCATTAAGAGTGTGACATTCTATGACATCATTATGCGGTTCACTTGCTCCAGCGCATCCCCGTGCAGCCTGTGTACCTGACGCACTTCGTAGTTCATTTGAGCCGCGACCACTTCCCACGTCAGCCCGTCTACATAGCGCAGGATCAGCAGGTTCTGCAGCCTCTCATCCGGCACCCGTTTGATCAGGCGCATGATCTCCTCCAGCACCGTTTTGGCCTCCTTGAAGTATGCTGACTGCATCCGCTCCATGTCCGCGATCGCCGCCGCTGACTCTGCGATGGGATCGTGAATTTTCGCACTGGACTGTACCTTATTCGGATCCAGCCTGACTGTGATGTTCTCCGCATTCTCACGGATCGAAATGATCGACAGCTGCAAGGATCGGCACTGTGCCATCAGATTCTGGTACCTACTTAAGTAGGTTTTAGCCTGGTTCTGCATCAGACATCACCATCCGCGCGATGCAAACTACGATCAGCAGAAAATCCGTCGGGGTATCTGGCTTTCAGTTTGTCGATGTTAGTCTGCAGAACACAATCCAGATCGGTGCCGCAGAGATTAGCGATTGCACTGATCCTTGCGAAAATCTCATCAATGGCAAACCGCACCATCGCATCGTCCCATTTATGACCTTGCAGAACTTTCTGATACGTTCCGTTGATCAGGCCGTTGGCGATCGCAATATCCATGCAGTTCGTCATTTGTCCGATCTTGAATTTCCATTGTTCGGGACAGAGCACATCACCCAGGAACCACTCATGCACCGTGCACAGCTCAGCGATCATCCAGCATACGTCACCGCACTCTTTGATCGTGTGCTCCACATCCGCTCCAAAACAGGAATCCATCAATTCACCGATCTCAGCGGTCAGTCCGTACAGAGCATGGCTTTCCATTTCTGCTTTGTCGTCTGTCGCAATAGTTCTGGCAGCCAGTGTCTGATACTCATTCAGCGTCATTCCGCATTCCTCCAATCTTCCGCGCTTCTGGGATGTCCGCAAGGCCGCTTCTCAGGACAATGCCCACGAATGCACCCCGGCCCACACTGCCCGAACAGCTCCGGCCACTGAGCGACTAGGATCCGAAGCATCTGATCCGCCATCTCCCTGATCTCCCACTGTGCACGGTTGCAGCACCGGAGCGAGAAGAAATGCCCCAGTTCGCGAGCATTCATCGTCATGATCAGGTTGGTAGTGGTTCCCTGAGGCAGGATGTATCTGGCATCTTCCTTAGGTATGCCGACCT